CTACACCGGTCCAGGACGAGGACATATCTCGGAATAAACATCCGATTCCAGAAACACGCGCTGAGCTCCAAAAGCTGTTTCACGCGGTTGCATACCTCAACAATGAAAACGTGATTCACACAGACGCTCACTTTGGAAACATTGCATGGATGGGCGATCACATCGTTATGCACGATTGGGGGCGTGCTGCGATTGGTATCAAGGGGTTCAAGGACTTTATTGAGCGATGGGAGCTCCGCAGTGCGGCGATCCGGAGGCGTAGATCCGAGAGATATCCACAATTCAAGGGACCGTGTGATATTATGGAAACGTGTCCAATCAGTCTAAAAGACGACTCGACAAGCCATCGGTTCATGAAGTTCTACGACGTAGCATCGTTGGCTGCAGGGGCAGACAATGCCAAACTTCTGCTACCCGCCGCGCGGGCGGCGTTTGGAAAGGAGATGGAGGCACTGTGGAAGGACAGTGCTGTTCCAACCAACCAAATGATGCTTAGGATCCACGAGTCAATTGATCGCATGTTTGCATATGTGCCTCCTGTAGCTCCATCAGCCCCTCCTGCAGTTGCCCCCCTCCGCCCTGTCGTATCTCCGCCAATTCCCGTCTCCGAAATATCTGCAGATTCTGATGCAGCGCATTGGGAAGACTGGATCGGATCCAACAAATACAAACGAGTAAGCTTAGGACTTCGCGATAAACCTAATGAAACTAAGATCGTTGCTCGAGTCCTGACGACTACAGGAGGTATATGGGCGATCTTTGAAATTGATATGCCAGTTCGAGCGACACTTCTTGCAGCCGGTTATCCGTTGCGAGCCGCATTTATGGATATGAATCCTCCTGGAATCATGATGCTTAAGCCCGCACCAAATGCGCCTAGCGGAAGGATGCCTACACTTTTTATTCCAATCACTTTTCTTACATATGACAAGGTTGTTGTGCAAGATGCTCCATATTCAGACATTCTTTCCCTGTCTTCGAATTCTGTTCCTCCTCCACCAGCTATTCAACGTGCTGGTGCTCGCAAACTGAATCAGACTCAGCGCTTCTGCAAGTGCATCAAGAAGGTTCGCAAGACGATCAAGAATGAAAAAGGTCCAATTGCGATTTGTGTTAGTTCTGTTTTGCAGAAGAAGGGGCGAACCCTCAAGCGGTTCACATGTGGACGGAAGGGACGTGTGATTACGCAGAAGGCAAAGCATTGAACTTCTCCAGTGCCTTCTTAGCGGCTAACTGTTCAGCCTTCTTCCGGGTACTTCCTTCACCAAACTCTATGTTGTTGCCCTTGAGGACAATACACACTCGAATCCGGCCATCATCGTAAGGGTCTAGCATTGTATAGGTCGGAGTGCACCCGTACTCACGCTGACAATACTTTTGGTAGATGTCCTTGTAATTTGTAATCGTAGTCACAACATCCTGAATGTCTAGATAGGCTTCCAGGACGGTCGTGACAAATGGATAGACAATGTTGAATCGATTTCCGCAATCGGTCCATAATGCACCAATGAATGCCTCAAAGATATCACCTAGCTTCTGAATGTTACGACGTCCATTGATTGCAACGGACTCTTCGTTATGACGAGAGATCACATAGTACGTATCCAATCCAACCTTTTGACACAGAGCTCCAATCCGTTCGTTATTCACTAGCTCCTTACGAGCATCAGTAAGGAACCCTTGCTTCTTCTCTGGATACTTACGGCGCAGATACGTAGCTACGCAGACACCCAACACGGAATCACCCTCAAACTCTAGACATTCATACGACTCATCTTGTAGGGGCATTACGCCAGATGGACACGGAGCAAGAGACGCCGGTCGTCCATCAGGAGTGGTATACTCGGATCGCTTGACGTAGGTTGTATGAACCATTGCAGTCTGGAAGATCTTTTGATTTGAAATACGGTAATGGGGCAATCCATGGCGGTGGAGGATACGATGAATGTCTTTTTCGGTGAAGAACCGATTCCGCGGATTGTAAGGTGAGTAGACGTCGCTCATTTTGATTTGAGTGTTCTTTCCAATCTTTTATCCGTTTTCTTACACAATGGGAACGGCTCAGTCGATGATGTACACGGCTCTGCCGGACGCACCACCTAAAGTTCACCCAGGTGGGTTCATTGATGTATCCACTGTGCGGTATCGCGGTCCTTGGAAGCGAGATATGGCAATTGGATTTGTCTTCTTCAATCCTGCAAGGTCCAAGCGTATGTTGATGAACTACTTCTACACCATTGAAAAATTGAAACTTGCAAAGATCCCCTACTATACTCTTGAGTTGGTGTTCCATAAGAGCGAACCGGAGATCAAAGATGCATTTCACGTCTGGGGAAAGTCCCACATGTTCCACAAGGAACGGCTCTGTACTCTCCTGGAAGCCATGATCCCGTGGTATTACTCCAAGGTCATGTTTATGGATGCAGACATCATCTTTGGTAATCCCGACTGGTATACTGAAGTCTCAGATGCATTGTATGACCATGATGTTGTTCAACCCTTCACCACTGCAGTATGGATGGATCTCACCTACACTAATGTCACTCAGGTTCGTGAATCTGTTATCTATATGGATAAGAAAAAGACGTTTGATCACAAGCTTCATCCGGGATTTGCATGGGCATTCACTCGCAAGTGGTTTCGGAAGGTTGGGTTCTTTGAATATGGGATTACAGGGAGTGGAGATACACTGTCGGCGGCCGCATGGTTATCTATCAAGTTTCCAACTACATACCTCAAGCCGGCTTTGATCCCTGCATACGAAGAGTTTGACAAACAGCCCAAGCCAAAGATTACATGTACATCGGGTGCAGTCTACCATTTGTATCACGGAACCCACGTGAATCGCAAATATGTCGATCGCCACGCCATCCTCGATGGCATCAAGGATGTTCGCAAGATTATTCGTCCGAACTGGAGTGGCGTCTGGGACTTCAGTGTTCGCGATATGTCCGACAAGCTCCTAAACTACTTCGTCGAGCGGGTGGACGACGGGTACTGAAGTCCCCTTGTGGGACGAAGCACTTAAAAATAATGTGTTAGTGATAGTCATATCACGTTGATGGTGAAGCCTTTTTTCACTCTGGCTGCACGTCTGTTGAGCACAAATGGTTCGCTCGTGTGTAATCTTACGCGTATCCAGAGTGGGTTTCTCCCACGTGAAAACCTGGACCAAGCAAAACGTCATCTAGCAGATATTCAGCGAACACTTCAGGAGATTGAGGTCAGCCTCAGTCCTTCCTCACAACTTTCAGCTCAAATCCGTAATCCGTCTCCACCATCTTCGCCTCTTGGCGCTTAACAATCTCATTCATAACCTCCTCAGCTCGCTGAGGCATCAACTCATCCAAATACATCTTCAATTCTTTCTTGGAGAGCGTCCAACCCTTCTTCCATTGGTTTGGACGTTTGACCGCAAAGACCATTCCGGAGCTTGATAGATTAATCTTATCGGGGAGTGCTTCACGGGATGTTGCATAGAGGGCTGCAAGATCCAGTTCGATTGTACGACGCTGATCGCGAAGCTCGGAAGCATTCGCATTAACATCATTGAGTCGGCGAGTAACATCTGCATAGGCTGAGAGAACAGGTTTAAGGGCATCCATTGTGATTTGCTCTTTCCTGGTTTAAAAGTATCCGTTTTATACCAAGGAATGTCCTGGCTTGACACAGAGGAGATTGAGCGTCTCCGCACAGTCTATAACAAGGAGCACCCAAAGGAAGATCCCGTTGAAAAGGGGACACCGGAAGAAATGTGGACAAATCTTCAACATCGTCTTCATGACAAGTGCACAACCGGATCTGCAGAATGCATTGTGACCTCTCTGATGCAACGTCCTCGTGCTCCGAAACAATGGGCAATCAATCGGTATGAATGGTTGTCATCGGATGATATTGATCACGTGGAAAAGAACTACATGGAGCTTTTTCCAAAGTATTTCTTCGTTGGTTGTATTCCGATTGACTTTGATTTGAAGTCCGAAACCCAAGAGTGTATTGTGAGTGCACTTTGCAGCATGAAGCTTCCAGAGCTTGCAAAGAAGGGCAATGACCAAATTGGAATTGTATTTAATACAGATCCACATGACGGTCCCGGCTCACATTGGATTGCTATATTTTGTGATATCCGCGAGGAGCTTGAATATCCTCGAATCACCTACTTTGACTCCTATGCACACCAGCCCGAACCTGAGATCAAAGTTCTTATGCGACGGTGGAAGGAACAATGGGATGCTACTGGCAAGCACAGTCAAGGTATGAAGATGACATTTAATGCAACTCGTCATCAGTTCAAGGATTCAGAGTGCGGAATGTATTGCTTGTATTTTCACCATTGCTGTCTTATGGAAATCCCTATGGAAGAGCGGATCCCCGATGAGGTCGTGAATGCCTTTCGTGGGCTTTTGTTCAAGATGCCAAAAATACCTTCCGAGAAGAAGTAATGGAGACAGTTCTTGCAGCAGCCCTTGTAGGCGTTCTCGGATATACAGTCTGGCGGGAGACAAAGGCTGAGCAGGAAGAAACAGCCCCGCCCCCCGAACCCAAGCGCCTCTGTGATTACGTCATTCACGGAGGAACCTATGAGGATGCATCAGTAGTCGTAGCATCAGGTCGTAGGCTCCTAGAAGTCCATCTCTATGCAGATGAGAATGGGAATCCAATCGTGTCTAAGGTTCCACTAAACGGGGGTTACGATTATGCATACGATAACTGGACGTTTGATTCAGTCTGTGTAGCGTTGATTCAGGCATTTCCTAGTAAGGATCCATTTGTTCTCTCAATCGTTCCTCACACCTCGAACATGGTCACATTGAACAAGGCAGCCGAGTGTCTCCATCAAACTGTTCATCGCAACCTTCTTCCGCAAGAGTATAGTGATCCGCAGAGTATTCAAGTGGAAGCACTTGCAAATAAGCTAATCATCGTTTCGGGTGGTGTGCAAGGATCAGAGCTTTCTGAAATGGTGAATATGTCGTGGACAGATTCTCACCTTCGTCGCCTCACCTTTGGACAGGCTGTGCATCCTCGCGACTACTCTGAACTTGTAGCGTTCAATCGTAATTCAATCACGTTAGTGGCACCCGACCCGGTATTTGGAAAGGAGGGGATTAATCCCCAGGTGGCTACTGCGTATGGATGCCAGTGGATTCTATTTGGATCCACGCCGGGTCTTGTTGAAAAGCCGGCGGGTCTCCAATAACTTCTTGAGCATTAAACAAAATGGCAAACAAGTGGCTCGCTCACGTTAAGAAGACGATGAAGTCTCACAAGGGGAAGAAGTTCGGTGACATCCTCAAGATGGCGAAGAAGACCTACAAGAAGGGTGGCAACTACTACGGTGGCGGCGAGGGTGGCGTTGAGCCGAAGGCCGACCTTCCTTCCTCCACTAACAACGCGGCCCCAGTCGGTGGACGTCGTCGCCGTTCCCGCAAGACTCGCCGCGGTGGCATGATGGGATACTAAAAATGGAAATCTCTGAGTGAAAGCAAACCACTCTAGGATGGATCCGCCTAAGACACGTCGTGAGTCAAAGAAGACTGATAAGGAGAAGAAGGCAGATGTGTACTCTGCAAAACACGCACGGTTGCAGGAACAGGCTCTAGCAAACTCCAAGAATAAACCCAAATCAAACAAGTAACCTAGAATGAGAAACCCGGAAGGTCTTTCGGTGGTCGCGGTCCTTTGTGCGACCACCCGCTGTCTTCCTACAGGTTTTTCCATGATACGTCTTTTTGGAGCAACCGCTCCTGAAATACGCAAGATGGTGAGCAAATCCCTTGAAGGATGGCATAGGGGATCCAACCTTTTTTGATAAGACACTCAACAGCCCATGCATCCACTTCATATATGCCCTGCGCGATGCCAACTCGGGTTCATGAGCTGTGATATAGTCTGCATAGACCTTACGAAGTTCAGGATACGGATATGCGTGATGCAGTGCGTGTAAAAAGGTCCGCTGGGTCGCCATCTGTTCGGGCTCGGGTGACTCGGGATAGTTCGCAGCAATAGACCCAAGAAAGTCACCGCCAGGAACCGCCGTGGGCTTCAAGGTTGTGTAATGCTTTTTAACAGCGTCAAACTCTGGATCAGGACCAGGATCTATGACAGCTGGATCATCCTTGCACTGTGTTCGTAGTTTGTTGTTCACCATATTGTGAATGTCGTATAGCCACCGCCCAGGGTCGCCACGGAGGGGGTGCTTGTGGACGAACTCGGTCGTCGAAGCCCTGCAATATTTACAAGGCAACACATCCTTCATCTGATTGAGAACATCGTCGGGATGTTTGGAGGTAAACGCAATCAAGTGAAATAATTGCCACGCACTGGGTCCCCAGAACCTAGTATCCATTGTCTTTACGAAATAAAGTATACCCATCATAATAAAAATGCTTGATACACGGGACATCATCATCCTCACTGCGTCGTTCTACCTCGGAGGTGTCGTTGGAGAGTTTTTTAAGTCGCTCTCTGAGGATATCCTCACGCCCCTCCTCGCCCCGGCTGCATCCGCCGGCAAGGGCGTCGGTGCCTTCACTGTCTCGATGGGTGGCGTCACCCTCAAGCTGGGTGAGGTGCTCGTTGCCTTCGTCAACCTCGTTGTGTCGTTCGTGCTGGTCGTCTTCACGATCGGCCTCCTCCGGACCTACGTGTTGTCCCGGATCGGCGCGAAGCGCGCTGAGTAAGTTTGCGTCGTCGCCTACGACCGCCCGGAACACTCACTCGTAATACAGCCTTCTCAATAGGACGCGAATCGGGATTACTACATAGTCTCGACTGATCAATCTTCTTGATCTCGTCCACCACATCTAACAACGCACGGTCTTTTGACATATCCTTATAGGGTCCGAATGGATCCCTCTTTGTCACACGACTCCACAACGCGAATTTTCTAATTTGGATCGCGTTACGGTAGTTGGCTTCATTCTTAACATTGATCTCATAGTCGTCGATCAGGATTGTGTCACAGGGCTTAAAAATTCCCTGATCCCAAATCCAGTTCAGGTTTTTCTGGATTTTCTTTGCCGGATTTGCATGTGCCTGCGCCTGTTCATCGTCTTCATCACACCATACATGTGTGATAAATCCCTCACCCATCCTCTCTTCAATAATCTCCTTTACCCAGTTTGCATAGTCGCGGTCAGACAGTGTCCACAGATTGACGGTCTTTGCGAGCTTTTTCATCCACGCCATAAAGTCCCACAGCTCAGGGCGCAGAACAAACCCCTGGTAAAAATCATATTTCTTCTTCTCCTCTTCAGGAAGTTCCTTCCAAGGGGCATCCTTGACCATGTACTCGAGTAAGGTGTTGTCAATGTCTAGAATGATATTCAACTTGCCGTTCATTAAAAAATAGAGTGATTTTATTAAATGTCCTGGACTGATCCTCGCACTTGGTTTTCGTCTACTCCTACTACCCCTGAGCCTGTGAGCTCTCTTCCGCCACCCACCCCTGCCTATGGAGCCCGTCGTCGCAAGACCTACCGTGGTCGCAAGGGTTCTAAGCGCTACCAGGCTAGGAGGGCCCGAACTGGAAGGAAGTCCAGCCGTGTTTAGGGTGTGGACCGTATGTAGTTTCAATCCTCTTCTTGAGCTCAACCGTTGTGCCATGCGTAAGGTTGTTCTCTTGCTTCCACCTCTGGAACTCACGGTTCATCATTCCAGTGGTGACGTACTCTCCGGTCTTAACGCCCTCCTCCAGCGGGTGAATAAACTCCGTGATGAATCGACCCACAACATCCGTTTCACTCTTGTACTCACTGGTACTCAAGGTCACCTTCTCCGGAACAGGGAGCTTCCTGAATCCATGTCCCTCCTTGAAGATCGTCACCAAGTAGTTCATCATACACTCAGCCCACTCCACACTCTCAACCTTCATCTGAATGGTCTTGTCATCCGGCAGTTCATTCGGAGCAGTAGGATTCGGAACAAACTTGTTCGGGAAGTCCACAACTAGCAAACGGCGCCATGTACCACCATCCTGCGTATCCACCTTCGGCTTATTATTGCACGATACATGGTACTTCGCCTGAATCTCAATATCAATCATCTCTTTGGAACCCGCAAACAGATCACGAGCCGTGATCTTCTCACAAGAAGACAACTCCTTCATGAGACCCGTCTTGATGTTGGCTCCCTCCTCTGGCTCCTGCATTGTGACGAAGCGCTTCCCTTTCATACGGACCAGCTCAGGATTTGCAACACCCGCCTTGCCGCGATCCTGTGTAATCAGAGTGATTGGTGCCTTGCATCCATACGTTCCCATACAGGTTGCCATCAGAATGACCAACATGGACTTTCCATTGGAACCAGAACCCGTCAAGATGTGGAACTTCTGTGCGGGATTGCCACCTACCATGCAGGTTGCAAGGTGCGCCAGGAAGTAGTTTAAAACCTCTGGATCAGGCAGGATACTGCTCAGAAACTTCCAGAGCTCATTCCAACACACATAGTCTGTGTAATGGCGATCCTTGTGGAAATCAAGACCCGTGCTGAAGCTCAGGTAGTCCTCAGCCTTACCATCACGGAACTCCATGTTCAAGGTATCGAAGATCCCATTGTTGAAGGCGATCAGGTTCTTGTTTGTATCTAGCTTGGTTGCGAGCTCCTCATCCAAGAATAACAACCTACACTCCTCCATCACGTTCTTCTTGAAGGCGGTGGTCTTCAGCTTCTTCTGAGCATCCACATACCTCTGCTTCTTCTTCTCAATCTTACACATCTCACAGGGCTCTGCAGGCTCCTCACCCTTCTTCTTGCTTCCACCACAAGAGCACGGCTCCGTAACCTCCTTCAAGCGTCCCATCGCATTCTCCTTCTCCACAAACTTCTTCCAGACATCGCTGGACAGCTTTGCAAGGAGACCAACGCCTTTCTTGGTGAGGCGCCACACGTGACCTACGAATCGATACCATTCATTCTGACCATAGTCTGAGCACTTGAATTCATCTCGGAACATCGCAAAGACCACGCGAGCCATATCGTGCTCCGTCATCGTCTTTGTGGCCTCCTCCACCAGCTCCTCAATGTTCTTCATCTCAATCTTGTCGTACTCACCTGGGTTGTCCATGCGAGACCACATGCGGAGACTGCGCTCTGACAGAACCGGACCATTCGTGCGGAAACTAAAGCTGTCCCACTTGGATTGTGCAAGGCGCGGGTCATAATCCTCATACTGGGCGCTGAAGTCATAGAACACCGTCTCTAGGGAATCTGGATGGATGTTCTTGAGGCAGATACCCGTGTTGATCCAGTCCTCATAGCTCGTATACCTGAAGGAGGCAAGGTTCATTACGTGATCGCGGTAATAGCAGATCATGTCGTCGGACAATGGCAGACGGTAAGTGTTTCGCTCTGGAGTGGATGCACGGGATCCACGCTTCTCACCCTCCTCACGAGCCGCTGCACGTCCACGCTGAGCACCCGTAGATGCACGAATCTCCTCCTGCTCCTTCTTCTTTTGAAATCGGGAGTTTGCCTCCTCAGTCATTGGAGTTTCGCTTGAAGGGCTGGCGCGGATAGTAAGCTTCTTGAGAAGATCCGGCGTCACGTGCCTCGGGACATTGTCATCAATGCTCATCTCATTCGTCTCCGGGTCCCAGTCCAGAATGTACTTGATCTGATACGGCGTGCCTTCCTTCTTCCTGGATCCAAGCAGGGTCCAGTTAGACGTGTGCGTCAGCGGGGAGGGATCATACACTTTCTCCCATTTGTCGGAAAGCGGAAGCTCCGGAAAGAACTCGGGCATTCGCTTGAGCAGGACCCTGCGAACCTCCTCCTCCACAAAATGATTAGTCTTCAGATTAGGAATCACGACGTGAATACCAGACTTTGAATAGTCGGGCTTGTTCTTAGCCGGATCTGCAGGGTAATATGTTGGCTCCGGCTTCTCAGAGACATAGATCTCCACGCTCTCCGGAACAATCAGAAACTTCTTGACCTCGGTCATATATGCCTTCATGAAGTTAACCACCTGAGTCTGCGTGTGTAGATGATCGTCAAGCTTGCCAACATACTTGAAATCAAGATCAATGCGCATCGGACCAATTGTCGTGCTCTTCTCGGTCAGATTTAACTGACCCTTGTCGCGAAGGTAGTCGCAATACAGCCTATAGAACTCATCCATATCGTCCTCTGCAATACGCCAGGAACCCGAAGTTCCCTCCATACCGTTGTGGGTGTCCAATCCACTTCCCTTTTCGGACTTGCGAGATTTCTTATCTAAATCGGTGTCTTTCCCCGTGCCATTGAGGAAATCTGAAAGCTTTGACTTAAGCATCCTGTGATAATTAGGGACGATTACTTTGTGGCAAACTTTCCATTTTGAACGCGGGTCCCCCTTATAAAAAATGGAACTCCCTATAGACAAGGAGACCTAACCACACAATGAAGTTCTGTAGTCAATGCGATAATATGATGTACAGCATCGAAGAGCGAGATGGGTCAGCCTTTCTCAAGTGCCGTCAGTGTCCTTACGAGGAGCAGATTACCAGGGACACGCCCGTTGTATATGATCACGACCTCTTACAGGATACATCAATTCAGTATTCAATTAACCCGTACCTTAAGCACGATCCGACACTGCCTCGGTTTGCGAACATGAAGTGTCCGAACATTACGTGCCCTACAAAGGGTAAGGAGTCCAACATTGTAGGCATCAAGTTGGATGCCAAAAATGTGGTTTGGATGTATCAGTGTGCAGTCTGTGATGCTACATGGAAGCAGTCCGCACGTGGTCCTTAGAACCACTTTGGGACGGGGCTTTAACCAGTCACCTTCGTATCTACGCGAGCGAGTTGGCGGACCGGGGCATAGACACCGCTCCACTTTGCAGCGGTTAGAGGGAGACCACCCACTTGCTGAAACTTACCAGAACTTAGTGTTCCAGATTGAGAAACAGCGGATAAACTATTTGGTTGGTTGACATATCCAACTCCAACGAAAGGGCGAATACGCTGTATAACACCATTCACCGCACTAACTGTAGCATTTCGCGGGGTGACAATTGCAGCCGCCTGGCTTGCAAGCAGCTGGGCGTTCAGGATCGACTGTGTCGGGACGACCTGGTCGCTGGTCTGAATCTTCTTCGGAATTGCACCGTTGCGATAGGACTGCGACGCAGCCTGTATCTTAATAAAGTTCGTATAGTCGGACGCCGATAGAGTAGGCATTTGTGATTACTTGAGGAAAATACGCCCACCAGCAAATGCAGGCGATGTCCATCTCGGAGTTGCAAGGACACTTCCACGTCCAAAGAACTCTGCCTTAGCAATCGGTCCAATATCATATTTCACGGGTGCCACGAATGTACGTGACTTTTTCTCCGGATCTGTCACATACGTTGCAGCAACACGTGCAAGGCGGGTAATATCTGAAGGTTGAGCAGGGAGAACAGGCATTTGTTTATTCGCAAGAAACAACGAGCGGATGCGAGAAAACGGATAAAAGAACTTCAACACAAGAGTAAGTATGGATCTCCACCCCGAAGTTAAACCTGTGTTCCGGAAGGAAGTTGCAGAGATGGTAAAGCAGCCTCGGATTACTCAACCATTCTTTACAAAGTATGAATATACAGCCCTGATTGCCACACGTGCTCAGCAACTTGCAGAGGGTGCAAAGCCGTTAGTGGATCTCAAGGGACTCAAGACATCCGACCCCATGTTTCTATGGACGGTTGCCAAGATGGAAATTGCGCAGAGGAAGCTACCATACATTATTCGGCGGCAGCTTCCCAATAATACATCTGAGTTTTGGAGCGTGCAGGAGATGGAGATTATGTGGTAATTACTTTATAGCAATAGCTACCACGAGTGCCAACAGCATATAAATTAGTCCCTCATTCCACCCATGAGCGGGGCTAAAGAAAGGAGAGCCAAACATATCTGCAAAACCCCCACCAACTGTGTGGAGTAACGCGATGGTCACAATCACGATCAGTAACCACTTTTTGAATGTGCTCATTACTTATTCGCCAGACAACTTCGCAAGGTCCTCGGCTGATGGAGGAAACAGGAGCAGCGGCGGAACTTCCTGAGGAGGATTCATCATTTGAGGGGGGTCGTGCGTCAGGATTTTCATAGCCATCGACAGATCGATGGACTCGCTCGGTGTAAAACGAGCATTCACCTTCGCAACATCAGAATCAATCTTCTGTTGAAGGCGATTAGGAGTGAAAGTGATATATGCAAACGCAACAATTACAGCAATGACAAGGGCTGCCAGGAGCCATTTCTTTGGGAACTTCATTGTTCTTCGGGTAGACAAGAAAAACGGAAGCGTGTTCATCAAGATAAGAGGAGACACAATGGATTTCCCTATTCCTGTTCGATGCTACACATGTAATCTTCCTCTCGCAGGTAAATGGAAGGAGTTTCTTAGACTTGTTGCCAAATATCGCAAGGCTGATGGGCGGGCGGAGAATGATGATTTAGTATACCTTACGAGGACGACTACTGTCACTGCTGAGGGGAGGGCTATGAATGACCTTGGTCTTACTCGAGAGTGTTGTCGGCGACACCTCTTCACACACCCGGGCGTATAAACAGTCACTACAATACTTAGTCTTTGTTAGTTCAACACAAGTGCTCCCAGCACAATGAGAAATGTTCGGAATTCGAATACGAAGTTTTACCCGCTCCATTTCTTTTTTACCTAAAGGATAAGAGTAAATGTCGTCTTACAGCGAATATCTTGGACGTATGAAACAGCGAATGGTTACGATCACGGACACTCGTCCGCATCGCGATGCTGGACACCAAACTGAAATCGTCCGCCGTCTTGCCGCCTCTGGAAACCTTGAGACCGCAGTTGCAAATACCGCCTGCTTGTTGCCCCTGAACGCACCCTCAACGCGCGGTTCATCGGGGTACAACCATGGAGGTGGTCACAAGGTTCAGTCGATGTCAACGTATGTTGCATACAAGGCAGGTCAGGCTGTGGCGCAAGGTGCATTGCGAACAAATGTAAAGGCATCGCAGATTACGAATACAATGCCATGTTTGTCGTCTTCTCAGCTTCCTGAACTCAACGATAAACTTGCCGCTGATGCCGAGCTGTCGAAGATCCAGGCCGCCCGTCAGACCTATGGCAATGGTTATTATAGCAACTGTTGCCAGACATGCAAGAAGTCCCTGCTTGCTGGACCTTGTAACTGTCGTCTCACTGTTGCTCAGGCGGCGGCCCTGAAGAGCACGATTAACTGGCCTCACACGGCGGATCCTAACGCTTAAACACTTTTATACAAAGGTAAGTATGTTGACAGTCTATACTTACAAGATACCCAAACCAGCCGGATGTTTTGATTTATCTATTCTTCCCCTCGATAAATGGATGGATACTGTATTGGATATCACTGCCCACCAAACAACAGGTGTTCTTTGGTTTGGGTACTTAGATGGGTGGATGTTGACTCCACATGAAGAAGTTGTCTTACGAAAAGCGATTCGACAATTTGACTGTATTTTAATTACGCAATTCCCATTTTCACTGTCTCAGGCTTGGAAAAACGAAATCGATTGGGTCTACACAGTTGAACCCAATGGATCAGCCAACACTCACAACAATGGTCGTATTATACACGATGGGAGTTCGCCTCAACACAGACACGTTAGTTCAGGACCTCCCACTTACGGACTCAATCATCAAGATCGAAAAGCAGGGGGTTCTGAAGAGGGGATCGTCAAAGCGCGACCTCATAAAGCGAAGGGCAAAGACAACCCCTCCTAAGCGAACAACTGGATTTGGACATAACTCAATTACAGTTGTCGTCATGTCTGATGGCGATGGCACATTTCTTCGCAAAGAGATTACTGTTAAAATCTTCCAGAACGGCGTGTTTCATATCACGGGTGTTCTTGATGAGTCTTATGACCGAGATGTGACTACGCGGTTGCGCACACATATCATGGAACATTGTCCTACAGCTGTGATTTCAGGAGAATGGACTGACGTTCGTAGGGTGGTCTTGATGAACTATAAGACAAAGCTAGTGGATACAAAAAATCTATCTCGTGACGCGTTGTATGCGTCATTGCGTGGAAAGGGTGTTACAACAGTGTATGAGCCCGCCGTGTATCCAGCAGTGAAGATCTACTTTCCCGAAACCAAGTGGATTGCAAAGGTGTTTCGCACGGGTCAAATTATCTTAACCGGAATGACCACGCACGACGAATGTGCGTCATTAATGACAAAGTTAAAGCCATTGGTTGGAGTATAGATATGCCCCAAACAACTCGTGAATTGACCGAAGCTGAAGTATCCGCCGGTATGCGCGGAATTAATGATGAAGATCTTACCGCCACACAGCTCCAGGCGCATGTTCGTAATATGGATACATCTAAGGAGAAGTGGGCACACTTGAAGAATAATAAGGTCCAATATGAACTGAAGCTTCAGGAGGATAACAAGGTCCTCTATTTTAATTATCCCTCCCTTTTTCAGATGCATGCAGAGGATCGTCTTGATTCTACCTTTTTTGAGATGCTGGCACTGAAGCGTAAGATTGAGAAGGGAGAGATCACTCCTGAGCAAGCCACTCAGATTATCGGAACTAAGCTGTCTCAACGATTTGTTCCTGAGTTGGCGCAGGGGCAATCACAGGCATCGACGATGTCATATCAAGAGTACTACAGGCAGACTCGCTAGAGTTCCAGACCTCATGTGCATCGGTGCTCTTGTAGACCAAAAAGAAGTACTTGTAGAGCTGATCCCATGTGCAGTCTGACATTGCATAGCACTTCATCCGACTCAACTTCAAACCATCCAGGATCCCACACAGATCCTCCTTTGACATACTATTCTCCAATACCAAGAAGTCATTCTGGGGGTTTTCATAAAGGATGCGAACATCCTCTATGCATTCCATCAGACACTTGTAGCCAAGAATACAATACTGCTTTTTGTAGTTCAAATTGATCAATGCATTGCAATACTTGTTTGTGAAGTTCTCACGCTTCCACATTGGCAGGGTCCACCATTTTTCAGTGGGCTCCTCAAATCCACCCTTTTCACGCATGACTTCATCAATCTTGAACTCCCTGTAAGCCTGCGGAACAATGTGATGAGGGGTTAGGCGGTTGATCTCTGAATTCCGGATCAGTGAAAAGTTATTCCATCCGTCGTTCATATACTGAATATACGCAAGCTTGTGAACGCGAGCCATCTTGGTCTTGACAGCTGTTCGAAGCAATAATTCAAGATCGTCGCAGATAGGAAGGAACTCTGAGTAGTTTCCCATTTCGTTTAGTGTTGAACGACGCCAGATCCGCGGGTGATTTGGCACACCGACAATGTGTGAGAGAGTATAGTTATTGATATTAGGCGTTGAAATCACATTCACCCATGTTCCGTTATACTTTTGACAGTAATATCCGGCATATCCGAGACCAAAATGATCTCCATATGAGTGTGTATTGCCATTCTCATACAAGTGAGCGGTGTCCATATAGACAAATCCAACTTCCGAATCATTATCAAATACCTTTGCTGCATCAGAAAGGCAATCAACTAGAATCTCATCATCGTGATCGAGCTCAAGAACATATTTACCCCTACACATGGATGCAGCTTCATTCTTCACATTTCCAATGTTTCCACTGTTCTCTGCCCTCCGGTAAAGACGAATCCTAGGATCATTCTTTGCAAGCGTCCGGAGGAACTCGAAATGCTTATCATCGGGAGAGTCATCCACAACGACCCATTCCCAATCTCTGAGAGACTGTGCCTTTAGGCTGTTATACGGGCGATAAAACTTATCATAGGAGTTGTAGCAAGTGGTGAATACTGAAAAGATAGGACGTGTGATTTCATGAGGGAGCAAACAGTTGTGAATGTAGCAAAAGTTGACACCGCGATTAAATGAATCAATGTCCTTAATATTATCAGAAAAGTGAAGCCATCTCAGTCGCATGCGATTCACTAAAAGTCGCATTCGTCCATAGTACTCTGTCTCCGACTTTCCGTAGGTCACGATAAGATGATAGTTCACATCAAAAAGTTTGAGAACATCTTCTGGATTGGATGTTGGATTAATCGTACAATTAAGTTTCTCTTCGTTCGCTGCAAGGAACGTGTCAATTGAAGAGTACTCCTCGTCGCGAAACAAGAGGATGTTTGGATATTTCATTATTCTATTCTATTTCTTTACTGCGTAAGTTCTGTCCGCAGTTCCATGAGCATCTTTCCCAATACGTTCTTTCCCGGCCACTTTGATGGATCATTTGCTTTAGATGTGTCTGCAGAGGTTCCGATGCCCCAATACTTGTCACGAGCAGACGCCTCGCCGATCGGGCGCTTTCCAGTCTCCAAAAGCTTCGTCTTGAGATCTGGATGCTGGATGAACTTAGCCTTGACTGCCATGCGCATAATACCGTCCTTGGTCTTGTCCCACTCCTCTTTGACAAAGTCCTTGACCTTCTTGCCAAGCGCCTTCACAGCCTTAGGAGAGGGTGTCTTCAGAATCTTATCAGCAATGGCTCCATCGCCAAACTGCTTAGCCTTTGCCCATTGAAAGTAGTGCTCGACAGTTGGGAAGGTGATGGAATCAATCTGAAAGGGAGCCTCATACATATTGGAAAGTGCACGCCATTCACCCTTGCCCTCGTCGGCTCCGAAGAACAGAACAGGCTCGGCACCGGGCTCAGCCACCTTCTTGATGATCTTCTTTTTAGGAAGTGCCTTGGCTTCGGATGGCTTCTCCTGCTCTGAGCGCTCATCCTTGACCTCAGGTTCGGGCGGGGCAACTGGGAGGGTTACCTCTTGCTTCTCAGTCTCCTTGGGCTTCTTCGGCTCCTTGGACTTCTCAAATACAAAGCTTCGGTGAAGGAAGCTAAATGCCTGGTGCTCCTGAGTAAGAGTTACGCTGTTTTGATCAGAATAGTGATCAGCAAACATCGTGCTTCCAATCAGATCGTATCCAGCCTCCTTGAGAATAGCTGTCATCTTCTCAAACGGCACCAGATACTCCTTTTGCGGTTGCTCAAAGCTCTCCAACTTGACCGAGATCGCCTGACCAAACTCCTCTGTCCATCCAGTTCCATCGTCGTATTCCTTAACAAACTCACCAAAGATCTGACGACCCGCACGGAACATATGACTCTTCTTGCCCAGCATCAGAGCGTAGACTGCAGCACCATCCAAGCAAGTGCCGAAGAACATACCCTTACCGTGGTTCTCCAGGTTAGACACAAACACCTTGAATGTCTCCTCGGACTCACATGCATAGTGAATCGCCATCTGGCAGGAGACAACGTCAAACTCCGTGTGTCCTGCGAACTTAGACAGATAGGGTGTAGGAGCCGGCTCGGTTCCTGTGACAATATTTGCATACTTATTGTCGCCCTCAAAGAGAGGCTTGGTCATGTCTCCGTTAATGAACAGCACTGGAGGCAGATACTCATTCGGGTGGTTCATCTTCTCCTTCAAGTAGCGGACACATGCTCCTTGACGAGGCGAGAGAAGACAGGCTGACGACGAATCAATACCCACAACCAGCGATGGCTTAGTCCTCTTCCACTTCAGCAGGTCGCCTGCGCGCCCCACTGCAAGCTCCAGCAAGGAGTCACCAGACTTGATCGCAGATCGATATAGGCTGTCCTTGATCCGATTGTGGAATCCATAGACATCCTTGAGAATTCGGTCGCGTGCATCCAAGTTATCACGATAATAGAGATCATCTTCAAAAGTTGAATCAGGAGGGTTTGCAACCAGATCGCGAATCATCTCCTCTGTGATCGGCACGTGGATATTCGTCCAGATCGAATCGGCTACTGAAATATCATTCCCAAACTGCGGCCGACCCAGAACACGATACTGATGCGTCTTATCGTAGCGGGTTCGCATAATGTTCCAGCGACCCTTGTCTGTGTCATACGAGCACTCAATGATCGTATTGTCCTCCACGCGATTTCCATCCTGATCAATCGGCACACCCTTCTCATTCAGCGGCAGGGCTACGATGTGAGCCTCAGGAGCCTTGGGAACCATGGGCTGAAATGGAGACGGGACACGATCTTGACCACGGTGCTCCGGAGGAATTTCAGGAGGCGTGTACTCACCTGTCATCGTCTCGCAGGGATAGACGATATCGCCAGGGGTCCGTGAAACATACAAGGTTCCCTTAACCACCCGCTTCTCCAGAACAGTATCAAAGCTCTCACCAGGCTTAAATTTGACAAGGAAGTCAATACTATTCTGGCTTGCAGGCTTCCACTTGTAGAGGTTCAGCCATGTGCGTCCCTTACGCTCCTTCTCTGGAGCCACCGGTGAAGACTTGGGTGTGAAGATAAGACCATCTGTTGGATACTCAAATGCTGTATCCAGGATCTTGCGGATTGCCTCTTGCATTGCAGGACCATCGCCTGCAAGGAACATCTTGGTAACCACGCGTAATGGCTTGTTAGAAGGGAGAGTTGTAAAGTCAGTTGACATCTGAGCAACAAACTCCCGGGCGCATGCAAGACGTGAGGGTCCATCTGCAAGTAGCGGCAGACGGCGAACATCCTTATTACGGAACCAGTAGACATCAAAGATGCAGAACATGTTGCGATCCGCAAGATACTCACCGTCAATAATATCACCGATGTGAATATCATTGGTCGCCGTCAGCCCAGTCCAGGTCACCACTGAGCTAGGTGTGATACGCAGAACCCGCTTGTCCCGCATGACGACCAAGAAACAGCGCTCACCATCCGCCTTGTTTGTCACCGTATAGCCGCTCAGAATGTTATTTGAGCGGTCGACTTGAAGATGGCGACGCTCTAAGGTCACTGGATTGATGAACGGTGTGCGTGTCATCTCAAACTCCATAGCGTAGCGCTTCGAGTCAGCATTGGACAGGAGGAACTGTGACCCCTGGAAAGCTGAGAGAACTGGAGCAATGTGCTTGATCATCGACTCGGTAATGACTTCTGCTGACTTGGTGCGATCCACAACCTCCAGCTCAAGCTCATAGCTGGGAGTCTGCTTAAGGATCTCTGCAAAGGTCTTGGTCTGCTTTGTCTTAGATTTGCTCTGTGAGAAGTCATATCGCACCACACCATCCAAGCTGGTCCAGGACTTGCGGTGGAGGATACGGACGTGAGAAGCAGCATCCATGGGAGCGCCTGAAAAGTCCTTACGAAGATGCTCCTCGTGACGAAGTGTGAAGCGGACTGAAGCGTCAGGAAGGTCAATCATATCGGACTTTCCGGAGATTGCTGTGACGACCTCAAAGTACCGGCGCTTTCGCTCAACCTCAAGTGGAACGCCCCTGAAACTGCCGGTGGTACAGACTTTGTGAATATTCTCAGCTCCAACGACGACAACACGAAGTCCGTCAGAATATGAGAAGGTTGCGCGATGCTCCTCTACTGGGGCACCACGGGAATATAACTGGATTGTAGAGACGATGCGATCCGCAACGTCCTTGGTGTGAATCTGACTGGGAAGAATTTTGCACTCGAGTTCTGCGTGGGTATCCTTCTTAACGAGCGAAGCAAACTCCTTGAGATTGTTTCGTGCGGTAGAAGGGAGAAGGGACTCCATTTGCCTTATCTTTAGATGTGAAGGATTTACATCCATTTTAACTCCTACGTTCATAGGTCTTTCGTTCAAGTGCATCAGCCTCCATCATCTTGTGTTGGTCAAGGTAAAAAGCAATCATTTTTTCGATCTCGACTATACACTCATCTGGAAGAACATCTGTTGATACAAGAACCCCCGTTTGTGTTCGTGTGAATGATTCGGTATACTTTTTGATAATTCCAAAGACCTGGGCATGTTCATTTGCATCAAGGAGCTCCAGCCGTTCCTTCACTTTTTCCTTCCGGCTTCGGTTCATTTGTAGATGGAGCAACAGTACGAACCATCTTCTTCCTCCGCGCCTCGGTAGGTGCCTTTGTCTTGTCGAGTGAGACGGTCACCGTGCGCTTCTCTGAATCACCCGTGCCAACCGGTGCCGCGATCACCTGTTGTGCCTCGGGCTCGGCTTCCTCTTTCTGCACGGCCGGGCGAATGACCTCTAACAGCTTTCCAAGGACGACGATGGTCTCATCGCCTTGCTGAAATCGGCTTCCAACGACCTCGAACTCAATCGTCTGTCCGACATCCACCTCATCAAAGTCAGAGTTTCCGATATGAAGGTCGCGAGGAAGTAGGACCTTGATTGGATCTGTCTCGGCATGCAGACCAATCTTACTCTTAAGAGTCACGGACGCCCTGAACTTCTGTCCGGCGTGAGGAAGGCAGAGATCGGCTTGAAAGCGAACACTATAGTCTAGACCGCCTTTGAGGATGTTTGTGCGACCAAAGGAATGCTCTGTGATTGTGATACTGCGAGGCTGAACATATCCTTCCGGAAGACAGATACCTTCATACTTATGACGCAGTTGGGCTACAAGACTTGCATGAATATTACGTTGGAGGAATCGGGCATCAATGTGGACGGAACGATTAAGTTCCCGACGTTCATAAAGTGAGTCCATTATGCCCTCTTGGTTCTAGAGTGGATACTTTTCGTTTTATAGCAACGAACTAACAATATGTGGAAAATAATGAAGGGGAGATGACATTTGAAGATGTCTATTTCTGCGTTCAATTCGTTGTTCAACCGTAAAAA